ATCATAATCTTTCTCTGCCACAAGTTTATCACTACGATCTTGCATCCAAGAAAGTATATTATCTACTTGTTTTTTTAACTCAGGTGGTGCGTTCTTCATTGTAATAATCTTTTTTCATATAGCGTCCTAAGATGTTTGAGTTGTAGTAGTTCTCATCCTCACTTAGAACATTATTAAGGAAGAGTTGACGGGTCTCTTCATAGTTAACCCATCCCTTTGTATTATGTAGTGAAATTATTTCTCTTTTGAATATTCCTTTGCCAAATTCTTTAACGTCTCGTTTAAGTTCGTCAGAGCTTCCGTAATACCGCTTCCAGTCAGACTCTGACGTAACACGTCGCTTGCTTCCTTTAGGTTTTCGTTTCTGGTAGAAATATTTTCTCCCAATGTATTGCCTACCGTTCTGTGTATTTGTAATCCTGTAGACAAAACCGAAGAAGTTGCCAATATCATCAGAAGTGAAAGGTTTACCTTCATATAACCAGGCGTTTTCGTAAACTCCTCCTTCAACCATTTCATAATTTTCATTCTCCTTTATATAGGGTCATACCCTCATGCCAATACTTGAAACTAAATGGTGGCCACTGTGCATAACCATAGTCAGTGTTACCAATTGCTTTGTCCCAACTCATATCAATAGATGTATCTAAAAATTTACAGAAGGTTTCGTCAGTAGAGATCAAACTCTTAGCATAGTCCCAGAAGGGTGTGTCGTATTTAGATCCGAACTGGTAGTGCCAGAGTATAAAGTTTTGAACTCTCTTAATATACTTCTTAATATTAGGTCTCGTTCCATTTATTATAGCACTATAAATCTCCCTTGTCCAGTGGAGGTATGCTTCGATAGCGGTGCTTTCTAATGGTTCTAAGAAAAATAATTTATTACCCTGTAAGAATATCCTATCATCTATGATAGGTTCACGTGCAACGTATGATTCAAATGTCAAATGTTTAGTGACCTCTACGTCAAAAAATTCCTGAAAATTTTTTTCTGCTTCAGATGTATTTGTAATTTCATTATTGTAAATGTAACCAACTGAACCTTCATGCGATGGGGATGATGGATCCATGGGTATAACAAATGTCCAACCATCAGGTGTTGCAACACACCTAGTGTACAGTACATCTTTAGTATTCCATTTTGGTTTACCGAGAACAGCAGCGTTAACAGGGCTGATTAATTTGACACGATCATCTGGTGTACCACCTCTAGCATCAATAACATAATCAGCATCTACATCTTTAGGATCTACATCAGCTTCAGTAACTTTAAATCTTCCAGACTTTAAAATATAATCTTGCATTTCATGCGGACAAAAATGCATTGCCATATTCTCTGCAGGAAATGGTGACATAACAAAATCATTTACCTTACCCCACCCCTCATATAAGAAACCTGTCTTGGGTGTAGCATGTACTGGATTGTTATACCAATTAAATTGTCTAGTATTATGTAATAGTTTTAGTGCACCTGGTATGGTGGCTTGTCCTACAGTTACTGGTGGTATGTGGGGATTATATATTAACTCTACGTCTAATTCTTTTGCATACCATGATAAGTATAGGGCGGTGAAACAACCTGCATTACCTGCACCTATGATGCTAACTTTCAATCTGCATACCCATCATCATCGTCACCACTATACCATTGCTCTCCTTCACTGTCAATGTATGCAGATGCGTCTGCGTATACCTCTGATTTAATTTCTGCTAGTAAATCTTCTAAGTCTGATATCAATCTCTTTAACCTGTTTCTCTCCATAAAAAATCCCCGATTACAGTATGTAGTCGGGGACTAGATTAGAGTACCGTTAACTCTGTGAAGCGAACTTACGTTTTACTTTGATACCACGATACATTAGATCGTGATTTCTCTGTTTGTCTGTTTCTGCTTGTACCATTTTGCGGTACTCTTCGGTGTCGTATACAACACCACGGTATGTGACTTGTGCCATTGGATTGTCTCCTAAAGTAGTAGGTGTTTTTAATACCGTTCCTTCAGTCGGCTTTTGCGTCCCCCTACCAGAGGGATGAACGATCCGTTCCGAGTCGGCTTACTTGCGGTATGAATGTATCATACTGAACGTAATGTCATGATAACATGACATAATTATTTAGTCAAGTAGTTATATCTGGGACACAAACCAGTTAAAATTTATTACCATTCTAGTTCTGGTATCCGTTTGACTTACACCTCTGTGTTTCATATTAGAGGGGAATGTTACTATACGATTTCTTACACTGTCTACCTTGGTACCATCCTCAAACTCTGTGTATCCGTTGTTACTATTCACATAGTAAATTGCAGTCATCATATTATTGGTTGGCATATTCATTGTAGGATGTAACCAATCAAAATGGAAGTCACCCTTAGATTGTTTGCCAGTATATACTTCTAGGTTTGCTTTGATACGATGCACAGCCAAGACAGGAAACCTTCTTACTATAGGTTCTATCTCTCTGTAAAAATTACTTGCATAACCACCTTGAAAAAACATATGAATAAATTGATAATCATATAGATCATCTCCACCATTTTCTATGTCTTTGTTATCAATATACTTCCAGTCCAGTCTGTGTATTAAAAAATTTTCTAAACTGGTAGGTTCTGGTTCCCTTAATAGGTCATCAATTACTTCAATACTCACGATATGTGTACGCTATACTTTTACGTTCTAGTGGTGCAAACCTGTTAGGTGCATTACCTTTATGCATCAGAGATGCTCTAAACAGTATAGCACAGTTAGGTTTATATGCAAACCCTGAGTAGTCACCGAAACTATTCTCACAAAGAAATTCTCCTCCCCATTCTCCATCCCATCTTTCAGACACGAAGATACATAACGTCCAGTTATCAGGGAAACCATCTTGATGGAAGGTACTCTCTTGTCCCATGAATTGTATGTTGGTGTTGACCCTCATCAACTCTACTGGTTTCTTCAGTATAGATCCAACAATAAGAGTTCCTACACTACCAACATTTAAGAGAACATGATTGTCTCCTAGCATGTCGTAGGTATACTCATCTTTATTCATTACATTAGTAGCTTTCATCAAGTTACCCCACATAGGATACTTGTCATCCTTTGAGCCTGCGTTCCATTCTTTCTTACGAAACACCCAGTTATTATGTGCAGGTATAAACTCTTCTAATAAATTTTCATAATATCGTGGAGCGAGAACATCATCTATAGTATAGATGCCCTCATCCCTTTTAGTCACTTTCATACTTTTGAAAAAATTCTTTCATAGATGTTTGATATCCTGACTCACGATACGGTGGTTCTTTGATACCTCTCATCCTTTTCCAGTCCTGATGCATTGCACCAAGTAACCATGCTTGAGATAAACTATGAGGTCCTTCCTCTAACAACTGTCGTTGTCGTTTTGATAACCTTGCTTTGGTGTTTAAGTAATCCTTTCTCCACTCTGTCATCATCCACCTGCCATATCGTTGTAGTCAATGTCTTCTGCATCAAGAATTGCTTGCATCATCTCTTCCGTATTGTCAACTAAACCTTCCTTCTCTAGTCTATTGTAGTTGAAACAACTACCTAGAGGAGCGATCTTAGGTTCAGAGTGAGAATCCTTTGAAGGTTTCTTTGGTGACATCTTGTTTAATTCCTCCGACGACATAAGATTCGATCTCCGTTTCTTGTGGTGCATTTTGTTGACCCTTAGAGTTCAACCAGTATTGTGTCCATGGTAATGGATTGTTTCTCATACCAATGTCATACAATGGATCGAAACCAATAGCACGTAGTCTACGGTTAGCAGTGAACTCTACGTACTGTGATAATAACTTTTCATTTAGTCCTATCATACTACCATCTTTGAAGAGATGAGCTGCCCATGCCTTCTCTTCTTCAACAGCATTCTTAAACATCTCTATGATGTTGGATTTTTCTTCTGCAGCGATGACCACCATTTCTTCATCGTCACCATTTTGCCAGGCTTTGATGATCTGTTGAGTAAGAACAAGATGTTGGCTTTCATCTCTGGCGATAAGAGAGATAATTTTAGCGGATCCCTCCATAACTTTGAGTTCACCAAACGCAAACGAGCAAGCGAAGGAGACATAGAACCTAATGCCTTCAAGAATGTTAACGTTGAGGATTGCTCTGTATAATTTTCTTTTGAGTTCTTTCCTGTCATAAGTTCCAGATGGGTGACCCTCGGTAGCTAGTCTCCAAATGTTACCGCTATCGAATTCGTGTGCGTGATTAATGAGTGCGTCGTATGATGAAGTTACTGAGTTTGCACGACTTAATATCTTCTCGTCACCAAGTACAGTATCAAATACTTCACTAGGATCTGGATATACGTTCTTTATTATGTATGTGTATGATCTACTATGGATCATCTCCATGAGTTGCCATACATTCATTGCTCCCTCCAGTTCTGGAAGAGAGCAATATGGCATGAATGCCATACCAGGTGCTCGACCTTGTACACTGTCAAGCATGATCTGGTACTTCAGATTTGAAGTATATATATGCTTTTGTTCTGGGGTCAGGAGCTTATAGTCTGCTCTATCTTTTTGCAGTGATACTTCCTCTGGTCTCCAGAAATATCCTAACTGTTGTGTAGTTAGTTTATCAAACACAGGATACTTAAACTCATCGTATCTCTGCATACCAAGAGGTTGTCCAAAGAACATAGGTTGATTTTTAACATCAACTTGGTTGGTATTGAATACGGTTACTCCATCAAATTTATCTTCGTGACTGTAACCTAGTCTAGTTTCTGTTTGTGTCATTAGATCTTACATGATTCGCAGTCGTCATCTGCGGTTTCTATTTCGGTGAGTAAACTCTCTAGTTTACTTTTCTTCTCTTCTATCTCATCTCCATCCTTCTTAGCATCATATGTATTCTGATAGTAAGAAGTCTTCCACCCATATTTGTAGGTGGTGAGTAGATCCTTTGCCATCTCAGAGGTAGGTACCTCATTGCCAGGATAGTTCTCTGGATTGTAAGACCAGTTACCACTGATCGCTTGGTCAAAGAACTTTTGTATGACTGAAGTAACTTTTATATATCCATCATTGCTAGGCATATCCCACAGTAATGTGTAAGCATTTTTTAGATGCGGATAGCCTGGTACAATTTGCTTAAGAGGTCCTTTCTTAGACTTCTTAATAGATAGATAATCTCTTGGTGGTTCAATACCATTGGTAGCATTTGAAACAACTGAAGAAGACTCTGATGGCATCTGTGCAGACAGTGTACTATGTCTAAGTCCATGCTCTAGTATGTCTTCTCTTAGTTCCTCCCAATCAAGTAAGAGATCATTTGGTGTAATGTTATCTACATCCTTTTTGTAAGTGTCTATTGGTAGTATGCCATCAGCATACTTTGTTTGTTGGAAACCATCACATGCACCCTTCTCCTTTGCAACATTGTTAGATGCCCTTAACAAATAGTACTGGAAATGTTCTGTAAGTTCATGCACTAACCTCCATGCTTCTGGTGAATCATATTTCACTTTGTTCTTAGCAAGGAAGTGTGCTAGTCCTATGTACCCTACACCTAATGATCTACGTGCTTGTGTGCTTATTCTAGCAGCTGCAACAGGATACTCTTGATAGTCAATGAGTTCTTCTAGTCCACGTACAACAAGGTCAGTAAGCTCTTCCATCTCTTCTAACTTAGTGATCTTACCCACGTTGATAGCAGAGAGTATGCATAGTGCTATCTCTCCTTTGCTATCATCTATGTGGTCAATGGGTTCAGTAGGTAGAGTAATCTCTTGACATAGGTTACTCATGGTCACCTTGTCTTTGAATGATGAATGATCATTGCAATGATCTATGTTCATGATATAGATACGACCTGTCTCTGCTCTTTCCTTAAGAATGTCTAGGATTAAATCCTGTGCATTGACAGTTTGCTTGGGTACAGTAGGATCATTTTCATACTGCACATACAATTCATCAAACTTATCTGTACCAAAGGCATCGTATAAACCAGGCACATCATGTGGAGAGAACAAACTAATCTCCTTTGCTTGTAAGAACCTTTCGTAGAATAGTTTTGAGATCTGGATACTGTAGTCTAGTTTCCTAACTCTGTTGTCTTCTGTACCTTTGTTGTTCTTCAGTACAATTATATCTTCTATCTCTTGGTGCCAGATTGGAAAGTGGACAGTTGCTGATCCACCACGGACTCCATTTTGAGTGCAGCATCTGACAGTCGCTTCAAACTTTTTGAGAAAAGGGACAACGCCTGTGTGCTGAACTTCACCGCCCCTGATTTTACTGTTGATCCCACGGATCCTACCTGCGTTGATGCCAATTCCTGCCCTTTGAGCAACATACCTACCAATAGCCATATCGCTGCTGAAGATGCTATCCAAGGTGTCATCACAATCAACCAGAACGCAAGACGCAAACTGCCTGATGGGGGTTCGCACACCTGCCATGACTGGTGTTGGGATGTTGATTTTGTGTTTTGAGATTGCGTTGTAGTATCGTTTGACATAATCGAGTCTTGTTTCTTTAGGATAATTTGCAAATAATACAGCAGCTATCATGATATACATCTGCTGTGGGGTTTCATACTTCTCCCCTGTACTTCTGTCTTGAACTAAGTACTTGTCAACTACCTGACGTAGACCTGCATAAGTGAATAGGAAGTCACGATCGTAGTCGATGTAGCTATCTATCTGTTGCCATTCCTCAGCAGTATACTTTGTGAGGATAGTAGGATCATATACTCCACCACCAATACAAGTTTTTATATGCTCAACGAGTGGAGGAGGTGTATCTGGATGTCCATGAACAGATTTCTCTAGTCCAAATAGTAATAGTCTAGCAGCAACGTACTGATAGTTAGGATGCTCTAGATCAATGAGGTCAGATGCAGACTTGACTAAGATCTCTTGGATCTCAGACGACTTAATGCCATCACAGAACTGCAGTCCTGATTGTATTTCTACCTGTGATGCTGACACTCCTGCAATCCCTTCGACTGCAAACTCTACCATTCTATGTACTTTCTCAAGATTGATAGGTTCTGAAGTGCCATCTCTCTTGATGACTTTAATACCGTTGCTCATATTTTCCAATTTGATAGTTGTAACTTTGCTTTTAATCCTTGGTACACATTAGATTGTACCACACTTTTGACATTTATTCCACCATTAGCCATGTCATTGAGATCTTTGTGTTCAATGCCTGATGGCCAGATGACTACCTTATCTCCTCTGTCAATGGACTTGGAGATTTTGTCTGCGATTTGTCTACTGCGAGGTTCGTTATCATAAACCCAAATATAATCGCTCCAACCAAACGACCGAATATCAATATCGGAGCCGCACATAGCAACCGAGTTTTCCAAGAAGAAGGAGTCGAACGGTCCTTCGACGATGTAGATAGTGTCATTTGTGTTTAGTGTGTCTAGTCCAAAGAGTTTGGGTTTGTCTTCCAACATCACAGTGATGTATCTCATCTTTGCCTTTGGAGACAAAGATCTCCCTTGGAAACCTAAGAGGTTACCATCAGGATCATTGATTGGTATAATAATTCTGTCGTCGTCTTGAGAGGTGCTAGAGAATGTTTGCTTCTGAGTGTTTGTCCATTTCTTGAACTCTGGACAGTAGTATAATCTATCTAATTTATCCTCAGGTAAGCCTCTCCCAAGTGCATATTGTTTTGCAGGATGTGATTTATTTAGAGAGGAAAGAGTCTTCAGATTTAGGGTTCGCTTTTTAAAATTTGGTTTGTGTATAAACTGTGTCAAATCTGGTTTAGGAACGTTCCCTCCTATGGTTCCTTCCTTATATCTTTCCATCACATACTCATCATATACATGGGGAGCATTGTCTTTCAAGAAGTTAGAAAAGGATCTCGTGATACCACAGTTGTGGCACTTGAACACGTGATCCCCTTTGACCGAGAAGATATATCCTCTGGTCTTATTCTTATGTTTTTTTGAGTCGCCACAGTAAGGACACCTGAATGTCCAGACACCAGGCTTCAACCTCTTGTACTTCTGCAGTGTTGCAGACGCTAGATTAAGATACTTTGTATCGAGATAACTCAACGGGTGGTTCTTGTAGTGTTGTTACTGTAGCAG